GCGTTTTTCGTGGAGTTGTTGGCGCTGGATAACGTGAATTTTTTAGCATTTCCGGCCTGAATATTTTTTAACGCTATCGCCACACCATTCTGGAAACGAAATACATGCTGTCCATTCGCATAAACATCCAGAATGCCGTCGCCGTTTTGTTTTATACCTGTATCGTTATCCCCGAAAGCAATTGAGTTTCCGCCCAGCGCGTTCTGAACGCCGATACCCAGCGCACCATTGACCTGAGAACCGCCGCCAACAGACACTTTATGCGACATGGATATTTCACCTGTCCGCAGATTAATAGTGAACGGTCGAAGTGGACCAATATCGCCATTCTCGCCCTGACCTTCACTGGTAGGGATAAGGTGCAGGCACTCTTCCGAACGACGAAAAATCAGACCAAAGGCTTCGTTGAAAATCCTCAGCGCATTAACACCACGGATTTTCAGTTCCCCGGTCATGGTGTCACCATCACGCTGAACGGCATTTTTTGCCTTGTCCACCGTGGGTTTTAATCCGAGGTTTTCAACAGCCTCATCCTTGTCTTCCACATCCGAAAGATTCTTTTTTCGTTGCAGATAGCGTCTGTCTCCGATTTCCTGAGTAATAATGGCCCTGTCCGGATCAACTTCCAGCACCACGTTTTGTGCGTGCGTCAGCCCAAGAACCAGCGTCAGAATAACTTCCTTGATAACAGAGTCCGTCTGGTCTGGTAAAAAGGTGTCGGGATAACGTCCGTACGCGATAAGCGTACCTCTGTCGCTGATCATCCCCAGTTCACGAAGGGTTTTACCGGGGTATGATTTACAGTCAATCACAATATCCCCGCTGATGAAGCCCTCCTCCACCGCACCGTCGGAAAAGGGTTCCTGCCCGAATTCGCCGTACAACGATGTCATTGCTGCCATTTCATCCGGCGTGGATGGCAATGCCCGCCCGCCCCCGTCACCAAGCAGAACATGCCGGACGGTCACGGTTTGCCCGTTCTGATATGCTGCTTCAATTTCTGCAGCGCCGGACGTTGTCAGAATCAGTCCATTCATACACCTGCCTCACTCTGCCCGCCTGTGGGCACTGTCTTTGTTGTCACACCGGTACTTCTGATTTTTTCTGTCGCCATCACATAGCCGTAACCAAATCCACGCCCTGTGCTGTTCCCGTAAACGTGAATACTGAACCAGCTGCGCAGATTTTTGGCACGGAGCACCGCATGCTTCAGATCCTGATGATCATTCATAAGCACCGGTAAATCTTTCTGCTCCACGTTCAGACGGAAGGTATACGGCTCCCCGGGTGGGGTCTGCTCATACCACTCAACAATCTGCGACCGGAAGGGACTGTCAGCCAGCGATGCCATCAGCGCCGCTTTAGTCCCTCTGTGGCGGTGGATGTATGCAGCACGTTTTATCGCAGACCTTTTTTCCGCCTCCGTCCAGTGTTCATTCCAGGTGTCCACCGCCATTTCCCAGGCCAGCCATGGCAGCAATTCAGCAGGACATAAATCGGGATTTTTCACATAGCGGATCAGACATACTGCGATTTCCGCCAGCATATCACCGGCGGTACTGTCCACCACCCGCTCTGCCCGGCTGGCGCTGACAGGAAGTATGCTTCTGATTTTGTCATTCATCGGTTGTCTCCACCTTGTTCAGCGTTACCTTACGGCACCACGGTGCCTGCCCCATCGCAGGAACGATATCACTGCCCGGAGAGGTCAGATTCACCGTAATCACCCCGGTCTGGTGAAGGGCACCATCCATGCCAGAACGGGATGCCACCGAGCCAATCCGGTGGACGCTGTCAGTGTATGACTGCAGCGCCTTGCGGGCATTTGCCATAACCAGTTCACCATCCAGTCCGTAGGGAATATGAATATCCGCCACCACATCGTAGGGAATAATTTCTGCCGCCCGGACACTGACAAAATCCGTCAGGGGACGGGTTTCATCATCACTGACTGATGCTGCCACCTTATCCAGCAGGGGTTGCGGTGCAGTGCCATTTCCGGAGCGGGATAACACATAAAGAAAAACCCGGCCTTCCTGCGAATGCGTTTCCGGCCCGTAAGCCTTCACATCCAGCACATCAGGATCAGCACTTTGTGCAAAATAGTGATACGCATTTTTCGCGCCAGCGGTGCTGAGTCGTGCCCATGACAACTGGATACGTTCGCGAAAAGCATCATCATCTTCATACACCGCAGGCGTGGGCGGGATGGTGCTGTCATCTGCCGGGGTAATCACCAGACGTTGCACCTGAAAATTCGCACCAATCTGATCCAGGTCGTTCCTCCGGGCGCTGGCAAGCAGTACACCCCGGACAGCATCATTGACCTGCTGGCGCATCAGCGCCACGCGAAAAGCCAGTGCCTCTGCCCATTTATACGCCGGATCGGATTCCACCAGGGCCGAAAACAACGTGTCCAGCTCCTGATACTTCGCCACTATCTGAGTGACCAGCACAGCAGTGTCCGGCACCTCCACCGCATCCGGTACCGGTATCGCGGACAGATCAATGATTGCCTGAGACGTTGCCAATTTTTATCTCCTCGAGTCGAATCGTTTCCTGTGTTTCGTTATTCACCCCGACAAGCGTCAGCCAGGCGCAGCCTTCTCCGGTCCACGTCACCTCCACCCGGCGAAGGGTCAGGCGGGGTTCCCAGAGTTCGAGGGCGGTTGCCGTTTCACGGACAATCCTCACCCGTGTGAAATCATCCTGCGGGTTATCAAGCAGACTGAACAGCCTGCTGCCGTATTCCCTGAGCAGGACCCGGCTGCCGACCGGTGTTGACAGAATATCGGTGACGGACTGACGCAGATGTTCGTTACCGTGCAGATATCTTCCGGTGGCGGAATCAATACCAATCATGAAATTTTTCCGAAAAAAAACGCCGGTGCGGCGTTCACATTTCCTGGTTAGGTTTACGGGTGGTTCCCCCGCTGTCGCCGGGGTGATCATGAGTATTATAAATTTCGCGAATTTTACTCATGCTACCGGTTTTGTCGGTGATCTCCTGTGAGGCACCGATATTGCCCAGAACCTGCGTATCGGCATTAATCTTCGTTTTTCCCTGCACAGTCAGGGTGTCCGTGATTTCCACCGGACCGTCCAGGGTTCCCCTGCCGGTAATTTTATAGCTGCCGCCTTCAGCCAGCGTGATGAACAGGGCATTAGCCTGACGGTCGTAACGGATCTCCGTTCCGGTATCAAACAAAATAACATGCTCGTGTTCACTGCCCGCCGGTACCGGAATCGCGTCAATGTTGGCCCCCGGATACACCCGACCATTACGCAGATCACCCGCCTCCGATATCACCGTTACCGCATCTCCGGGAGCCGGGTAATTACTGACCTGCATGTAACGCCCGGACTGCACCTGAATCCAGGGCAACGGCGGTGAAAGCACATCCCCGATATCCACCCGGACCATCACAGGGCTACCCGGGATCACCTCTTCCACCACGCCGCGACGGACCATATCCGCCACCCTGCGGCGTAACTCTGCCACTTCATCCGCCAGACTCATCGCCGGTGCCCTCCGCTTTCCAGATAAGACGATAATCCTGCACATGCTTTTTACCGGTTTCCGGTACTTTCCCCAGCCAGACTTCCCGTAACGGCGCACCTGCCGGAACCGCAAACGGATCTTCGCCGGCCGGAATGTCCTGTTCAAAAGAGACCCGGAAAACGATGTAGTCGTCCAGCAGCCGGTCGAAGGTATCCACCTCAGCATCAATAAAAACCGCCGGATCAACGTTATCCAGCCCGAACGTGGCTCCCTCAATCCAGTCAGATAAATCCATTGCCAGACAGCGGGCAAATATCTGCGGTTTTGACACGTTCTCCGTCTTCCCGGACCTGTCAGTCACCACAAACAGATCGCATTTCAGCGTGACCCGCATCTGCCCGTCAGCAAACTGAGCCTTGTCCCAGCCCGGTACATCCACAAACACGGCAGGCGTCACCAGTTGCGTCACTTTTTCCGGGTACTCATCGGCATCTTCCACCCAGGGAATTTGTTTCAGACTGTCAATCACCGCCTGATGCCAGGCTCCCATCATCAATGGTTCCATCACTCCAGCCCCTTAAATACCCGGAATTTCAGTTCATGCTCAAAATTTTTCAGGATCAGTGCTTCCGCATCAGGGAAAACAAAATCCTCTATACGGTTCAGCATGGCTTCATAAATATCAATTTCTGCTTCGCGTACCCTTCGTCGTCCGGATGCCTGCCGGACCAGGACCGTCTTACGTCGTGAAATGCGTCCGCTCCGGTTTTCAGACTCAAATTCATTAATGAAAGCCTCTTCACCTGACCAGGTGGTGACCGGTATTGCCTCCCCGGCAGGTTTAAAACGAATCTCCCTCGCCTGTCTTCGGCGTGTGGCCGGTGCAAAACGTCCCCGTTCATCACGCAACTGATGGCGTTCGCCACGCCTTCCGCCGGTAATACGTCCGCGCAGGTCACGCACTTTGATGGCGTTCAGGCCAAACCATACCTTCGCCTCATCAAACTCATCGCCATTTCGACGAATGATAAAAGCATTCAAGACACGGTTTTTGATCATTTTCTGACTGCGTGGCGCAACCTGTTTTTTAAACTCTGCCATGGCCTTCATCCGCAGTGCGGACGCGGCTCTTTTCAGCGCCACGCCCCAGGCTTTACGGATCTGGCTTTTTGAACCACCCAGTTTAGCGATAATTTTCAGCACCTCATCTTCATCAATATCGACGACGAGGTTTCGTGCCAGCCGTCGCTGCCGGGCACTGCTTCGTTCATGCTCTCTGACTGCCATAACGTTTACTCGGTCTGACAGGGGCGGCAGGCGTACTTCTTCCGGGTTCTCCCCGCGCGAGAGTAATGGTAATCACACCATGCCCCGCAGTACCCGACTCATCCCAGCCGGGATCGACTACCTGATAGGGTTCACCGTGGATCATGACCCTGTCATATTTTTTCAGTCCGGCAACCCATGCGCTCCGGGTAAATAAAACTGGCGCAGTATTACGAATTTCGCCGCTGCCAGTGTTCATCCCGGTGTTTTCTGCCGGGGCATCAAAAACGGCACGGATTCTTCTTTCCGTGCCGCCCGGATATATGCTGATTTCCGTCCCCATCGTATCCAGGATGATGTCATCCGCATCACTCATGGCCTGATCGAACAGATTATCTAACATCATCACTCCCGGATTTTTTCTGCCAGACCGTCCGCCAGCAACGCAGGAACTGCGGCTTCATTAACCAGCACAACACTGGAGGCCCGGGCAAACATCAACATTTTTCCCGTTACAGCATCACAGGCTGGCATATGCGCCGTTTTCAGCATACGCACCCGGGCGAGTCCCCGCTCAGAATGCATTCCGTCGCCGGATGCATCGTTGCCCACCTCTTCCTTCCCTGTCTCCTCCCCATCGAATCCGGCGGCCTCCTCTTCCCATTCCGCCAGGCGCTGCTCAAGATCGGCTTTTGAACCTGAAATATCTGCTTCACGCCCCAGAATCACTGCCAGTTCCTGCAAACGTTCAGTCATCTGCTCTTTTGTCATCAAATCTCTCCCGTGCGCTAAAGAAAAAGGCGGGAATATCCCGCCCCGTCTTATTTCACCTGAACCACCACAAACGCATCCGGATCCGGCAGCACCATCAACGGCGCAGACTGCGTCATGGTATATTCGCACCCCGGGTCCCCCACCTCTAACCAGTGTTTCGGATAACGAATCGCAGAGGTGATCCCTTCACTCAGTGCCTGATTATCCTGAATGGCACCATAACAACGGACGCCTTCCGCCTGAGTGTTCCCCAGAATCAGTGTGCCTTCCGGCAGATAACGCTGTTCATCCCCGTTTTCATCGACGTAAGCGGTTTTCGCCACCACAATAGCCAGATCACCGTAATAACCCTTAAAAGAGACTACGGAGCCCAGGTCTTTCAGCGCGGTTTCCAGTTCCGATTTTGAACCACGACGGGTATCCAGTTTTTCACGGAAAAGCTTAAAGCCATTCAGCATACGCCAGACCGTGCCATCCATAATCGCGATATTGATGGTCCCGGAGGCAAAATCGCAGTACGCATCCAGATCGTGCGTTGGATCAAAGGTGTCAGCATTCTGCTGTGACCATCTGTTGCCGCCAGCCTGAGTAATGTTATTGGTGGCAGAGCGCCCAAAATCCACTTCCACCGTCTCAAACTGTTCCCCGCTCATGGTGTACTTACCCTGCAGAACGGCACTGACCGCCTGCATTTCTTCCACCTGCACAATCGCCTGCTCTTCCTGCTTCAGGTTGTCCGTCAGAATACGCAGGCGGCGGTAGGCCGGGTCATTAAGACGGGCCGGATCCTCTCCCGGAAGACGTTCCACTGCCTGCTGATAATCAAAGCGGTGTTTGGGTTTTACATAACCGGGACGTAACACGCGGGTTTCACCACCACGGCTGCGCAGCACTTTGCCTGACACCACCGGAGACACATACGCCGCAACCGGTGTTTTGCCGGTAATTTTATCCAGCATGACTTCCTGAGTATGGAAAGTGATCGTGCGACGAAAGAACAGCTCCAGAAACAGCGCACGAAATTTCACTTTCTGCTCGGTGTACCCGAGTAACTGACGCGTGGTAAATAACCCCATAATTTATTTTCCTTCAGAAACACAAACGGGCCGCATCGCGACCCGTTTTTTCAGTCAATCACTTCACCATCAGGCGTGGCTGATGGCACTTCCCACAAATGCGTTGGCTTTTTTCACCGCATCCACAGAGTCAGGCCAGACCAGCGACTCAGTGGCAAACGTACCGCTTTTGTAGTACGTCAGTGTGGGTTCTGTTCCGGCAAGCGCCAGAGCCAGCACGCCCACTGCCGTTCCGGCTTTCTGACCATCCCATGCCACCAGTTTGCCGGTGGCGTCATCCAGCATCAGTGGCGTCAGTGCAGGCGTGGCAGCACTGATACCACTGGTGGCGGTTGCAGTATGCGCCGGATCGCTTCCGGCAAAAATATGCACATCCGCGCGCTTTTCCGTGGTGGTTTTAATCATTTTTCAGTCTCCTGATTTATCTGAATTCCGGATATCGCTTACGGCATACTCATCAGCAGATCTTCTTCTCCGTGCCCGGCAGTTCCGCCACCGGAAACCGCACTGGCAGCATGCTGTGCCATAAAGCGATCAAAAAGAGTTTCCTGTGACGGTTGCGATGCCGCCGGCGCGGCTGCCAGCAGCGTTTTCGCCTGCGCCACCGTCATTCCTGGCTGTTCTGTCAGTGCCTGTGCAAGTTGTTCGCGCCCTTTCGCCTCCGGCAGCGCCATAATCTGCTCGCCGACACTTGCAGAACCCGCAACCGGTGCCGCCGCCAGTAACGTTTTGGCCTGGTCAACGGTCATTCCCGGCTGTTCAGCCAGCGCCTGCGCGAGTTGTTCACGCCCTTTTGCTTCTGGTAACGCCATAATCTGATCGCCTGTGCCTGCAGCACCGGCAGCAGGGGCTGCCGCCAGAAACGCTTTCGCCTGCGCCACCGTCATCCCCGGTTGACCTGCCAGCATCTGTGCCAGTTGCTCACGCCCCTTTGCTTCCGGCAGCGCCATAATCTGATCACCCGTGCTGTCAGTACCGGCAACCGGCGCAGCAGCCAGCAACATTTTCGCCTGCTCAACCGTCATTCCAGGTTGACCTGCCAGCATTTGCGCCAGTTGCTCGCGCCCTTTCGCCTCCTGACAATTCAGGATCCCCATCACGCGCTGATTTTCCTGGGCCACCGCTTCAGCAACGGTGAGATTTTTAACAGTCATTGCATTCTCCTTCGTAACAGAGTCATTCAGTGCAGAAACCATCACTTCAACGGCATCTGCAGCATTAATCAGTTGATCAGCCAGGCCTGCATCAATGCCTGCCTGACCGTCATAAACGGCAGCCTCGGTATTCATCACCGCCTCTGAACTCAGCCCCGTATAAAGCGCCACCTTGTCGACAAACATCCGGCGGGCCTCATCAATACGGCGCTGAAAATCTGCACGCACACCTGCCGGCAATGCCTGAATACTGTTGCCGTCAACCTTGTGCTGCCCGGAGTAAATCAGCGTGATGTCCACCCCTTCCTGTGCCAGTTGTTTCTCGTAACTGGTGTGCGCCATCATCACGCCAATCGAACCAATTTTTGCCGTCTGCGTGACCAGCCGACGGGTACAGGCTGCCGCCAGCAACATGGCGGCTGAACAGGCCATGTCATTACACAGCGCCCACACGGGCTTCTGTTCCCGCAGACGGTAAATCATGTCAGCACAGTCAAACGCCCCGGCAGCCTGACCGCCCGGGCTGTCGATATCCAGCAAAATGCCACGCACATCCGGATCATTCACCGCCATCTGAAGGCGGGCCGTCAGGCCGTCATAGCCAGTCATGCCGGAGTAAGGCCGCAGGGTACCCAGTTTATGCACCAGCGTGCCGCTCACCGGCAGAATGGCGATGCCATTCTTCACCTGGTAACTCTTTGCCGGACGCTGACCGCCCGCCATATAGTCAGTCACAGCCAGTTGCATACCATCAGCATCAAGCTGAACAGCCTGCTGAGGAACGGCAAGGCTGCCGGCCCCCATCTCTTTACCCAGCGCGCAAAAGAAAACCCGCGCATAGGCGGGTTCCAGTAAAAGCGGCTCATTAAATGCCATGGCGGCAATATGCGATAAATTACGACGCATCGCCTTTTTCTCCCGTTGTCTGTCGGATCTGCTGCTGAAACGTGTCCTTTATCCAGATGGGGCGGGGAAGACCCGCTGCCTGTCGCTCCTGGCTTTCACGCAGTTGCTGGCGGAAAATCTCCTGATAGTCATCGCCCATCAGGGCCAGCTCTTTCTCGTACGTGCTTAAACCACCTTCAATACGCATCACCGCTTCCTGCACTTCCTTAAGGCCATCAATCGCCATGCGACCGGCACCAATCCACTCGGCACGACACCATCCGGAACGGGCCTCCCAGAATGAAAAACGGGATTTCGGCGGGCGGATCACACCGCGAATAAGAGCTTCCTCCAGCCAGCAGGCAAACATCTGTGATGCCAGCCGGCTGGCCACAAATTTTCGTTTGCCCATAAAATACCGCCACGACTCATTAGCAGATGCCCTGGCACTGGAATAACTGACCTGTGAATAATCACGGGAAAGCTGTTCATAGGACACCCCCAGTCCGGCAGCGATGTAACGTAACAGCGCCTTTTCCAGTTCAGAGAAACCATTATCTGCATTCTGCGCTGTCTGCAGATTCAGTGAATCCCCCGGATAAAGATGCGGAATACGGACCCCGCCCAGCTTTACCGTATTGGTGGCGTAATAACGCGCGTAGCCTTTCATGATGGTGTTCAGGGGATTTTTACCGCCATCTCCCACCCCGGCGATATATTCAAATGCTTTTTCCGAATCCAGCGTGGATTCAATCGTCGCGGCATACATCGCCCGCACCACCGCCGACTGCAGTTGCGTGGCCTGCAGTGTGTCGAGCATCTTGAGGCGCTCCATGACAGAATAAAACTGGTTGGCCCCGCGCGTCTGCCCGTCCTCCTGCGGCTGAAACACATGGATCATTCCCGGTCGCCCGGAGGGCAGCGTCGCCGCAATCCGCGTCCAGTTGCTGACACCGTAACCGGGCCAGTCATCTTCCTGAACATGGTAGGCCAGTGCTTTTCCGTACCGGTTGATTTCCACCCCGGCACGCATAAAACGATCGCCGGTACCATAACCGGGTGTACTGACACGTTTCGGGCTGATGGTTTTGAATTTCGTCCGGAATAATGACGTGGATTCCGTATCCCATACGGGCTGGACAAAAATTTCACCGTTAAATGTATGAACGCCCACCCCTTCACGAATAAATTCGGTAAACGAGCGACGCCCCTCCACATCCATCGAACCAAACACCGGATCGCAGAATTCCATCCACGCCGCCTCCACATCTTCAATAAAGGCATGTGAATCGGCTTCCGACATCCCCAGCCAGCGCCAGTTGGGCCGGTAACTCAGACGAAACATGTGTCCGACGATATGGTCTTTATGAATTTCAACGGCGTTTGCGGCAATACCGTTATTGCGGACCAGATCATCCGCACGAGCGTTACCCAGCTGAATGGAAGGTAAGAGCGCCACGTCGGCACTTTCCGGTGCAGGCAGCCATTCCGCAAGCTGCCCGCCAAATCCGGTACCCCCTCCGGAATACCCCATACTCTGCCGCAGTGGCTGCCCGTGAAGATCCACCAGTTCCCCGTTCACAGCCCCACTCCTGCCGGGCCGCGACGCCGTCCGGATACGCCCAGCGCACTTTCCAGCTCTTCAATATACTGACGCAGTTCACCAATCGTCGCCCGCGAATACTGAACCTGACGCCCGTCCTTACTGACGGAAACCACAGCACGTCCGATCATCAGTTCATGTAATGCCCGGCGGGCATCACAAAGCATTTCATGCGTATAAACCATTCTTTATCCTCCACTCAGCGCAGCCGCGATTTCTTCCAGACTCATCTCATCGTCGTCCTGCTCATCTCTTCTGGCACGGGCCAGTGCTTCAAGATCCAGCTGCCACCGCTGAACTGAAATACGCAGGGCAGCATAGGCATATACCAGGCAGTCGAGGGCTTCGTTGCGTCGCCCTTTTTTATCCCACAGCAGTTTCACCCTGCCATTAACCACCTTCTCCACCAGCTCTTCCGCCACGATCTGACGCGCCTCTTCTTCCGAAAAAATGTCGGGGTTATCCGGAAAACGGAAGGTATACGGGGCGGCTTCACTGGCAGAGACCACCGGCAGGGCAAAACGGGCGTACAGCATTTCCTTGACGGTATCGGAGCCCACCTCACACAAAAACACACCACGCTGGTTGCGCTTTTTGGGCATGGTGATCACCGGCTTGCCGTACACCGATGCCCCTTTTATGGGAAGCACAAAAAAAGTGCCGTGTTTCCTGGAACGTTGATACACAATGTCCTGGTCGATACCACCGGTATCCCAGCAGACACGGGAAATGGAAATTTCAGTACCGTCAGCATGACGATATTTTTTCCGGATCACCGTATCAACACGTTTAAGGGTGTCCTCGTCTTCCGGTCGCCCCATGATAATTTGCTTATCAATCAGAAAGGCTTCTTCGCCGGGAGCCCAGCCCCACACATAAATTTCATAGCGATCTTTCTGGGAGTCGATCCCGGCAGTCAGGTAAACCACCCGCAGGGGAACCTGCGCACCATAGTGACAGACTTTTTCCAGCAACAACTCAAAGCTCAGTTTTTCCGCCACAGCCTCTTCATAGGGTTCCCCGAGCGTGGTGTTAATAAACGTCTTGACGCCGTTCGGATCCTTCAGCGCATCCAGCCAGTCATAAACAATCTGTACCCAGGTGGTGAACGGACTGTACGCCGTCCAGATGTGGAAAGTGACGGAGCGCGGTGGCGGCATCTCCTCATCACCGGCGCTGTAAAATGCCAGGCCGTCGCGCGTCCACATCCCGGTATTGTCACAAATCCAGCGTCCGTCGGTCTGGTCGAGTTCCGACTGCCGGATCACACAGCCATTATGTTCACACAGGTAATACACCGTTTCCGGTTTACCCTTCTCCCATTTCAGGCCAAACGGCGTCGCATCATCACCAAACTTCAGATACTGGGCCTCCCCGCAATGAGGGCAAGGGACATAAAACCGCATGAAATGCGCAGATTCATTCGCGGCTTTCTCAATCTGACAGGAACCTTTGATTTTTGGCGTTGAGCCGCGTATGGATTTAGGCCATACCGAACCTTCGATACGTTTATCACCAAGCAGCGTCGGCGAACCTTCTTTTTCCACATCCGGTTCAAACGAGGAGAGTTCGTCATAGCAGACCACATCCACAGATTTTTCACGGTAGTTTTTAGCAGCGGCACCACCCAGGCACCAGAAACCCACACCGGAGGAAAAACGCTTCAGGGTGAGTGTATTATCGCGGTGTTTTCTTCCGAACCATGGAGCCAGCTCCAGCAATGCAGGGACATCCCTGATCGTTGGCTCAACATGAGATTTCATGAAATCTTCTGCCGCAGAATCTGTTGGCTGAAAAAGCAGACTGTTACGGGATTTATGCTCAATAAAATAAGCCTCCACCCCCAACAGCATTTTGGTGTAACCAACGCGCGCCGATTTAATCAGATTAACGGTGCGGATCCGGTCATTTCCCATGCTGTTCATAATGGCAACCTGAAACGGCAGGGTTTCCCATTGTCCGGGAGTGTATGAAGATTCTTTCGGCAGATAATAATGTTGATCAGCCCACTGAACCGTCGTCAGTGGAACCGGAATATTGAGAGATAAAAGCCCTGTAGCTATCGCACCGGCTGCATTAGCTGCCTTCTGTGCGTCTGAAATCATCAATCCACCTGCCCACGTTTTCACCGGCTTTAGCTGCAACATTGGAGGCTTTCGCGATTTCAGTTTTCACCACATCAAGGTGTGACGGTGAAATATCCGGATATTTACGCTGTAATGTCAGCGGCACACGTACAAGTATCCCCGAAATCTCCTGTGCCACACGTTGCAGAATGAAGGTAAACAATTCCGTTTCCAGCACCAGCCCTTCTTCACGGGCATTTTTCAGCTCCTGTGCGTCAGCCTGTGCTTTGGTTAGCCGGTAGCGTTCATAGTCAATGGTGCCGGGTTGTAAATCTGATTCTGCAGCCGCACGCAAATCTTCCAGTTCTTTGCGGAGCTTTTCGTTTTCGATATCTTTTTCCCGCTGCGCATACCACTCAATGGCTTCTGCAGTATTGAACATGGCTTCGATACCTTTGCCTCCCCCCGACAAAACTCTCAGCCCCTGACTTTGCCAGCCAGTGATTGTTCTGACATCGCACTCAAAAATTTCCGCCAGTTTCTTTTTGTTAACCTTCACGGCACATATTCCTCACAAAAAGAAGAAAGGATCTCAAAACGCTTTTTTCAGCGAAAAATCACCGCTGCCAGATCCTTTCTTTTTTTTAAGAAAACTCTATTAAACAACAGGTTAGCCAGAAGAAGAACGGATCTGCTTTTTCCCTGAAAATTTTCATAAATAGCGCGTTTTTGCGCGTCCCCAGCCCCCCGGTGTTTCAGGTTCTGGAAAGGACCCGTAAAAATGGGAATGATTCGCAGTTACACACTCAGGAGGGCTGATGGTGTTACTGGAAAGAACGACAAAGCGGCAACGATGATACGTTGCCGCTTGTTTAAGCAATTTAACCAGACATTAGATTACATGTAGGAAACAGTCACCGGCAGGGATGCTTTCCACTGAATCTGAGTATCACCTGTTACACCTTGATCAAGAGTAATCCTGATTTTTTCATTCGCTTTAATACCAGAACCATAGAAAGCTGAGTAACTGCCATTACTAGAGGCAAAGTCAGGAGCGCGCCATTTACCGACATCTGGTTTATCCATCCAGGCGAAATTAGCTGTAATTTCTGGATCAATTTTGTTTAATTCAGAAATTAAACTACTCAAAGAGCCAATGACCTGATCTGAGTTACCAATCCCACCCTGAAAAGAAGTTCCGTTTTCATAAGCACTATATGCATCACCGCCAGCCGCATCGCTACGAGCGATACCTGCGCCGGTAAAAATATTTGCTTCCAGTTTCCCAATTTTAGTACCAGTAGCGTCCTGAACATCAAGTTTCAGCTTAGCCGTTCCATTTGAAGCTCCGCCAAAATCAACTGCGTTCTGATAGCTAATCGCTGGATTGATTCCTGCCTGAGCCGGGAATGATTTACCAACTTCCTGTGTACGGATGCCCAGCACCGGAATCGCATTTTTTACGGCGACATCAACCACAGTCTGGCCCTGAGTAACCTGAGCATCAAGCCCTGTTACCGCAGCACTTGTTTTTACTTCCCACGGAGTTACCTTCTCAACCGGAGTCAGCGTACCGCCCAGGTCAACAGAATTACCCGTACCGTTTGCAGTCCATGCCATCGCAGAACCGGATACCGCAGCGGAAGCTGCCACTGCCAGCGCAATCAGTGTTTTTTTCATTGAAAGATTCCCTATAAACATTAACTAAATAAAAACAGCAACCAGATAAAAACATTCATATCAAAAGCGTTACTGTTTACCCGTAAACATCACAAACGTTGCAATTCACGTTGCCTTTAAAAAAGTACGGGAGTATCCTCCCGTAAATTAGAAAGACTCTGATTGCTTACTTGTTATTGTTTACAGGGACGCATGTTAGAGTTTAATTGGACATTAGTTTTCAAACTAATACTTTCTCTTCCCCGGAAATTTGTTATGCCTTCCGACCAAAAACTCCACAACTACCTTCCGATAACTTAAAAATATCGCAGCAGGAAACGGCAATGCCTAATCACCCCATAATCCGGTTCAGACATTTCCCCTCTTGCTTTCCGTGGCGGTATAAAAGCCAAAAACCAAAAACATTATCGCAGCCCCTCACACTGAAGGGCTGCTGTAATGCCTGTTACTCACGAATCAAACGAGCATGCTGACCACTCATTTTAATGCGTAAGTATTGTGGCTTGCCGTCAATCAACGCGGTGATTAACTTGTCACCTGTAGGTTTCCACATAATTTTCTCCTGTTTTAATGCCCCTTGCCGCCAGGCAGTTGATCAAAGTTCATCTTGATTCGGCAAGATTTAGAATGAATAAGATAAAATTGGCACACGCAGCAGAATTTCATGCTTTCCGGACGCTGGCGCACCCTTCATTTTTCAGCAAAATATTCTGCTATTACAGGCGATCAGTTCTGCATACACAGCCGAACATCGTCGACAATTTCACAGACCTGAGAAGCTGTATCGAAAAGCTGGCGCGCCTTATCCAGACTGACGCATCCCACCAGAAAAAAAGGCACCAGTATCGCTACCAGTGCCCATTTCGCCGCCGTTCGCGGCATTCTGTGTGTCCAGTGTTTTCTGCTCATAACACACCTGGTTATCAGCGTTTCAACTGAAAGTGAGGCCCGTCTTTCAGTGTTTTCCAGTCCCCGCCCCATTCGATGGCAGTTCCCAGCTCTGCGGCAGCCTGCTTAAATGCCTGCGCGATTTTCTCGTACAGAGGCCAGTCCCATGACACCTGGCTGCCAACCCAGGCAACAACATCCACCGCATCACCGGTCAGGTGGCGGCTGTTCATGGTCTGGCTTTTCCCTTCCGCGACCAGCTGTTTCTGGCGTTCTTTCGTGCGCAGCCCTTCCGTAATACCGAAATCAACCTCCGTCAGCTCCAGCGCACGGCGAACGACAGCAACCAGCTGTGGTTTAACGCCCTCCAGATTCTTTTCGCTGCGACGACTAAATCTGAATTTACCCGACATATTCACCTCAACAATGGAAAGATTTTTGTGACGTTCCCGCGTGCGCGTATCACCAGCACGCAGAACAGCAGGTTAAAAAACACTTCCAGCCAGCCCGTTGCTAACGGGCGACCACACAGATAGCTGAGGGGCGCAAAGGCATACAGCAGCATCAGCAGCCAGGCCAGCCATGACATCAGCGGTTTATGTCTGGAATCACGGCGACGATAAAAAAAGAGCGTCAGCACGATAACCGTGCATAACACCACATTCAGTAATCCGGGAAGGTTACTTAACATTGCCGCCTCCTCCACCCCGCAGGCGGGAGAACACACCGGACACCAGTGATGCGATATCCTGCTGGTGGATGAACGAGAGAATCTTCACCGACACCACCGAGACCAGCACCGCACAAAGCGCATCTGCTGATGTACCGTCATACCCTGTTTTTGATGCAATCCAGGCTGACAGCACACGCGCTCCCAGCACGCCGACAATAAACGACACCAGAAAATGTGCCACCACACGCCAGGCTGAAAGCGCCTGCGGCATCGTTGCCACAAATAACGCCCCGGCGAACGCGCCAAACACAATCCCGAAATCCGTCCCGGTAAACAACCCGAATACCGTCGCGCCACCCAGCGCCGCAGCCGTGCCGGAACCGGATAAGGGTTCAGACATACTTTTTTCTCCTGTAAATAAAAAAGGGCCACCAGCGGCCCGTAAAAAAACACCCCGTCAAAAGCACCGGCGTCCGCAGATGCCCTTTGCGTGGCGTTATTTGATGCGCGCCAGATGTGGCGCAAAGAAATGAAATAAGACTTATCGAAAATTAAGGTTAATCCGGGGATTTAAACCATTTTTAAAGCTTAGTAATATCAACTCGTCTCCCGGAGGAGACCGATGCTTATTCTTCTTCACGGACTTTGTCCCGCGGCGTTAATCCGACAGCCGCGCTTTTTTTGCGCCATATTCATCGCTGACTTACATGGCATTGCCGCACGGACATTATCAGTGTCCGTGTTTTCTTTTTTTTGGGAATTCAGAATAAAAAAAACCGCCTGGTGCGGCGGTTAAGGATGTATTTCCAGGTTTTGCTTAGTACGAGATTAATCTCAACGTTATTTTGGGTGATGTTTACAACATCGGGATGATGCATCACCGGCCCCTGCCAGAGACATTGCAAATCTCTACCAATAATGCACCATTCCGGTGGCGTAAAAAACAGCACTGGTACTGCAACCGATATCACTCATTACAGTACAGGGCGAGGTAAGGAGTCAGGAAAAACGCCCCACATAAAATGTGTCAGTGCCAAAAAACTACCTATCTCGCTCTGGAGCGGGTAGCGGGAATCGAACCCGCATCATCAGCTTGGAAGGCTGAGGTAATAGCCATTATACGATACCCGCATATGGTGCCGACTACCGGAATCGAACTGGTGACCTACTGATTACAAGTCAGTTGCTCTGCCTACTGAGCTAAGTCGGCATTGGTTCCTCAAGAGAAATAAAAATGACCGAGCTTTACATCCCCTTCGGAACCGGAGACTGATATTAATAATACCGGCTCTCTTTTCAATAGAAAACCATGTCAATATTCGTAAATATACGTATGTGTTTTTGTTATTTCTGAATTTTAAAAAAAACAACATGCGCATTTAACGTACTGCACCACTTTTCGGACACAAAAAAACCCGCCTGGCGACGGGTTTAAGCTGTGTGGCGAAGTGACCACTCTTAACAGAGTATCCAGATTTTTACGATTGTAAACTGCTTTTCATGCATCGTAACGCGATAATCTGACCGCTCTCCCCTGCCTGGCAAGGAAGTATGATGTTTCTGCTAATCGATTTTTTCAGATGTAACATGCCTGTACGCTGCCAGTTTTTTATCAGCGTACTGGACGACATCTTTGATGACGAGTTTCTGGATAGCAGAAATCAAATCTTTCATTGCGGTATAGTCCGGATAACCGTTTTTGTTGATAACTGCCATTTTTATTTCTTTGCTTTGAGAACTTCTTAACTTCCTCCCGTAGCAATATTTACCCTTGATGGCACATGCCATTGATGTTGCAAGGAAAAGCATGTTTTCTTTTGAAAACTGCTCTTTATCTCGCCAGTACACACCTGTATCATCCCCCGCGCCAAATTTATGCCCGCGATAAAAAACATTTCCGAATATATCAACTGTAATTGAATTTTCCGGGAAAATCACATGAGGATTTGATATAAAGTTTGCAACGCCATTATTCGTTATACCTGCCATAACAAAAGGAATATCACCTTTAATATGATCTTGTTTTTTCAACCGTTTCCCTTGCTTTATGCGGCTAAAAAAATAATCAAATGGCAGCATTTCCCATGAAACGCCGCCATTTTTAATTTTATCTAAAATATTTGATTCCTGCGGCGTAAGCTCATAGCTTATCAGTCCGCGAGTCCGCGAGTCCGCGAGTCCGCGAGTCCGCGAGTCCGCGAGTCCGCGAGTCCGCGAGTCCGCGAGTCCGCTAACCATTAAATACGCTTCCAGCTCTTCTATATGGATCGCTTCCAGCTCTTCTATATAATTATCCATAAAATCCCAGTCAATTGCATTATTTTTTACCGGTAATTTTATGAAATATTCTCCATCCCTAAGTTTGGAACTAGATAACTGTTGACCATAATTAAAGCGTCCTTTTAAAGTTTTATTAATCATACTGGTAATATATAATCCGCACTTTGTGTTAAAGCCAGACTTATTTGATTTTAATGTAAGAACATGTACCTTCATTTCGACGCTGGCACAATAAGGATGATAAAAAGCATCTCCAAAGAAATTAACGCTTATGAAATTTTCATAATGCCTTGCATCATCCATAAACTCCGTATCAAATTCTCCGATGATGCCATTTTGTTCGCTCTTTGCTGAAACGCGTTTAATTTTGCCAGGTTTTAATCTCCCTGAGGAAATAAGCGAACCAGTGCTCACATCGAACAAATCGCCAATCCTGAATTCTCCCCACTCAACACTTTTTAATTTATCGCTGAGCGGGGAGTTTACTTTCCCGCAGAATTGTTTTCACCTTGTTTTTTCAGTAATTGCGACACCTCCCACGCAAGGTAGTCACTCACCGTTTTTTTGAAATCATCCAGTGTTGGCCTGGTATCCACAGGCTTCGTCTGATTCCAGTCCTCACCGCTATCAGGATCGATGGTTCCTTCAAAATATTCATCTTCCGTAAGGATATTGAGGCAACCTCCCCCGAAATGAACCAGATCCACCACTTCCTGGTAGCGTTCTTTTGCACGATCGGCGTTAACAAGGTTACTTCTTGCCTTTTTGCGATTAGAGCGAATGTAGCCATCATTGGAAAAATCGATGAACTTAACCGCCTGTTTCGCGCTATGCTTAATTTTCACCTGAAAAACGTAAATGTAGGTCTGAACGCTTGATTTACCAATAAATAGATCCGCAGGCATTTTGATGCTTGCCAGTAAGGTATTTTCTTTGAGTATTTTTTTGTTGTACTCCGTCGCTTTTCCTGTCCCGGCTGAACTCTGGATAATCACTGCGGCATAGCCTTTATCCATCATCGAAAGAGCTTTCTGCACGAAAACCATGCCGTTGCCTTTAGCAGAATACGGAGGATTGAGAATAAATGCGTCGGCCGGGAATTTTTCCCCTGTTCTCCCAAAGCCATATCTGCCGTCAAAATCGGCCAGCGAGTCTTTATTGAGGATATTTGAGCTCCCATCCCCCATCAGGATCATGTTCAGAATTGCTAGCATGTAAATACTGGGTAACACCTCAATACCAAGAAGCTGCTCTGCCTTGATTTTCGCCTCCTTGAGTTGCAGTTCGTTGGGTGAGTGAATATTCTCTCTGGCGTCAATGAGCATTTCGTTCATTGCAGCCACAAGCAATCCGGCTGAACCGGTAGCAAAATCCCATACATAGGAATCTTTATTCACCCGCGCAAGTTTTGCCAGTAATGTGGCTACGTAGGGTGGAGTCAGGACGACATCATTAAGCTTGTCCTGCGTAAACCCAAGCCAGCGATACATCTCATTAAACAGCTTACCCGTAAAGTCGGTGGTCAACCCGATTTTGTAGTATTCCCCAAGGTCATCGACAACCTTAACAAACACGCGCTTTAACTGGCTTTCACCATTGACTGGTTTGTTAATGTTTTCAGTCAACAGCGTATTTTGCAGCGTGCGCAAAATCATTTCTCTTTTTGTTTCAGGAAGAGCTTTTAGTCGTAAAAAGTTTCTTATTTTCCTGAAAATAATATCGCCATCACGCCAATCGTCTTCCGTTGATGAAGTAAGTTCTTTTTTATCCAGGGGTGCCAGTTTGTCAGGAATACCCAACGTCGCAATCACGGTAGCCACAACAAGGTAAACACGATCACTTTCACCAAGCCCCTTTTCATCCTGATAAATATCGTTGTTCAGGCGAGAAAGTCGAGTGTCTATCTCTTCCTCTTTGCTGGCCTTAATTTTTTCCAGCTCCTCAGGCGGCAGATTAAGCAGCTTTATCTTGTTGATAAATCCGTCAACATTTTTATCCGCAAGGAACGATAAGTCAGTGTATTCACCAACCTTCTGCCCAGCCCCAAAATTATTCTTTGATACATACCACACGCCAATTTCATGATGAAGCTCTCCTGTATCATCATCGCACCAGCCTGTCATACCGATCGCAATAATATCTGAGTAGTTGGTAAACTGGAGAAGTGCGTTGGCATAATGGACTGCACCATTAACCGCATATCCATTAATGTTTTTAAAGTTCCATTCTTTTCTGGAATCTTTATTCTCGATGATACCGTTACTGCCAAGCCGGATAAGCCTGTCCTTATAGCCTTTGTATTCGATGAGAACGGGGTACTGCCTGCCGTATTTGTCCTGAATAAGGAGTTTTACATCGGGACGGTTACCACCTGCACCGCCATTTTTCGAAAAATAGGCGTCCAGGGCGTTATCTATCTCGCGGTTAAGTGGTGCCTGCTCCAGCCTGTAATCAAGCCCGTAAGATTTAAGCCATGAGTTCGCGAGATCGGAAATTTGCGGCTCAACCGATTTTACCGTCTTTCTGGATTTACTGGTCGCTGGTCGCTGGTCGCTGGTCGCTGGTCGCTGGTCGCTGGTCGCTGGTCGCTGGTCGCTGGTCGCTGGTCGCTGGTCGCTGGTCGCTGGTCGCTGGTCGCTGGTCGCTGGTCG